GATGCTGTAGAAGCGTCGGTCCTGTAGGCACTGAAGGCGCTCGTCCCTCACGGGAGACTGGGCGTTGTCAAACTCGTTCAGCGCCTCTTGATGCACAAAAGCAAGCCGCTGTTCTTTCGTCATTCGTGCCATTGATCAGGCCCCACTGTAAAAGTCAAGCCATTATCTACCAACGATTGATCGTGGGCAACGGCTCAACGTGTGTCGGCTTCGACGCCTTCTGCGTCCGCCTCACGCTCTCGCAGGCGTAGCGGAGGGCATCGATCAGGTGATTGTCCTTGTCTTCGAGGACCGGGAGCACAGCGTCTGTAAGGGAATCCTTTTTGTACGAGTACATGGTGAGTTCGTCGATGGTGTGCTGGCACCTCGGATGCACCACAATGTCGTAGCTCTTGAGCCATTCAACCCCCTCTTCCAGGCTCTTCGGACCCTTCACGGCTGCCATGATCTTCGGGAAGCCGTGCGACCTCATGTAGCTTATCGTCTCCGGCCGGGCGCTGTCAGCCACGATGGGCCACTTCTCTGCCTCGGGGATCTGGAAGAACAGCTCGGGGGTGTTCACGATCTCACAGCCGACCATGTAGGCCTCATGATCGACGTAGAGAGTGCGTCCTTCAATGAAGCACCGAATCAGCACCGTGGGGTCGGTAGCGAAGCCCCAGTCAGCACCGAAGCGCAGCGTAGCGTCTGAAGGGGTCTCGAAGTCCTCCACCGTCCAGTTTTTGAATACGCGGGTCGAGCTGTTCTGGAGATATTTCCCAAGCCAGACGTGCTCGTACTTCTCATAGTCCCGGCCCCGGTCGTACTCCATCTCCGCCTTGAGGACGTCAGGGAACCACGGATTGTCTTTGTAGTTGACCTCGATCACGGTCGCGTCAGGGGGCGGCTTGTCGCCCCTCAGGAGCTGATCAACGGGGTCCGTGTCCTGGCTCGGGTTCCAGGTGAACCACAACTCTGACCCTTCCTTACGGATTGTGGGACGGAGCAGGTCTAGGGAGCGCTGTGAGAGGCTCTGGGCCTCTTCCACCCAGGCGCAGTCATAGCCCTCAAGGGACTTAATGCTGTCGCTGGTGTGGTTCTGCATCCCCTGGAAGATGATCATGCCGGAACCGTGGGCGGACTTGATCACCGTCTCCTGGACGATAAACGCGCTTTGAACCCCTAGCTTCTCAATCTTGTCCTCGAGGAGGCGCTTCACAGACTGAGCCAGGCTCTTCTGCACCTCCCGGACACAGACCGTCCGTCTGTTGGGGTTCATGATGTGCTCTTCGATGAGCATCTCTGCGAAGAAGTGCGACTTCCCGGATCCACGACCGCCATGCGCGGCCTTGTAGCGGGCTGGCTGGAACAGAGGGACGGCCCAACGCGGCGTCTCTATACGAAGGGTGGAGTCAATCGCCAACGACGACACGTTCGATCTTCTGGATCGTGAGGGGTGCTTCTTCGTCGCCAGCGATCACCTTGCGCTCGCCATACTTCTTGGGGGCTAGCTTTGAGGCAACCCATTGCCTGGTCCAGATCCTCAGCTTCACCACCTGCCAATCATCGCTGGTGGCCTCGTCAGCCATGCGGATGATCTTATCCATGTAGGCTTCTTGCTGCCGCTCACGAGCCTTGGCGTACTGGACCTGGAACTCTGGATCTCGGTTAAGCATCCGGTAGACCGTGCGGTCTGTGATGTCCATGCGGGAGCAGGCCGTGACCATGTCGTCCCCGCAAGCAATGTGCTCTAGGAACTCGTCTTTCTGGGCCTGGGTCCAGTCGATTCGCTTACCCACGATTTCGATACCTCTGACAGGGCCACCACCTTCGGCTTCTGGGGACGCCGCCCATTGTCCCAGACCTCGAAGTGCTGCCGTTCAAAGATCCACACAAGCATTTGACGCTCCCACGACGGGGCAACGGGCGGGAACCACCGCCGGGGAGCCCCTAAAGTGTATCAATTACTTGGCTTTGTCACCACCGTGTTTCTTGTACAGGGCTTGGCCCTCTCGATAGCCCTTCTCATAGCTGCCGCCTATGTAGACGTTGAAGGGCTTCTGAGCGTAGCCGTCCTGCTTACCCAGGAGAAAGTTGAAGTCATGCGCCCTTACCTTCAATGGATACCCCCGTTTTTATCAATCCACTCCCTCACATACTCGCCAGCGGACTCCATCTCCCTGCCCAGGAACGCGGCGAATTCCACCATGAGTTCATTGATCAGCCTAGATTCCGCCTCCGTGGGCTCACCACTCATAACTAGGCTTACCGCCTCGCGCTCGGCGTCCCACTCAATCGCGTGGATCTCTACCATTGCTGGCTCCGCAGTCAGGTTCGCGTTGGTCATAGTCGGGCCAGTAGCCCTCACAGACCATATCATTGTAGAACTCAGCGTCGTCAACCGCTTGCTGGTAGCTGTCGTCGCAGGCAACAACCATCCCCACTAGGAGGATGGCGGCAATCCAGATTGAGATGTTCATAAGAGTGTGATCGTCCCGTCTTTGTCGTCGCGATGAACAATGGACTCGACGTAGTCAAAGATGTCAGGCCAGTGCCGCGAGATGCACTCCCGCTCAAGGGCCTCGTTGAAGGGCTCCTGGGTTGCACCAACCTCCCAGAGCAGCGCGGGGAAGTCGTCCCCGATAGCGCACCAGAGTTCATCAATCTCACGATGCGCGATAGTGTCCTTTAGCCACCGGCTTGCGATCTCATCGATGCGGTCCTGGTTAGCCTTCCAGTGCTCGTAGCCCCAATCGTGTTCTGCTGCCATGTCTGTCTCCTCATGCGTGGCCCCTTGCCACACCCGAATCATGCTTCAGTTCTTATACGCTGTATACATTTTGTTTAGACTGTTTTGTTCTAAAAACCGCTCTTCTAATGCCTCAATGCGGCTCTTCGCTAACTTCAATCGCTTAAAGTCATTGTAACTCAATGGCTTACCTCTTTTCATCTGTTCCTCTGCGCCTCTGATAACCAGGTGGTCGATCTCGATTTCCTCCTGGATCTTCTTGGGGATGTAGCCGTTGCTCAGGGGGTTATCAAAGAGGATGCTTGCAGGAAGTGCTAGCGCTTCCACCACCTCAAGGCCATTGGCTCCACAGGCAAAGCAATGGCACAGCACGCGGCCATCTTTCTCGGCAATGCTCATCGAGGGGTTCTTATCCCCGTGGACAGGGCAGCAGGCAACCCACTTGTCTTTTCCCGTGGATCTCACCTTATCCAGTCGATCTAGCAGTTCATCGATCATTGTCTGTTGCTCCATGCTTTCCCGATCTTCTTCACCGCCTGGCGGAATGACGCCTTCTCATTGCCCCTCAAAACATCAGACTCGTTGACGTGCGCTAGCACCCTGAGCAGAGCACTGGCCTGCTTCTCCGTAAGCATTTCTTCCTCATACTGCTCGAGAATCCGCCGCTTCCTCGTTCCACGCTCCAAGCTCTGCATTTCTGCTCCCTCCCCAGAGATCATTCGTTCCCTCTCCATGCGTGACTTTGCTTCTCAATTTGGATTCAAAGACCGGGCGGGTAATCCGTTCCCGGTAGGTTTCATGGCGATACTGGGCGTGCCAGCCCTTCGCCAGCATCCACTTAAGCTCTTCTGCGAGCATTGGCCCTCCTGATCTGCTGGTGCTTGATGAACCCCATGACCTCGGGGGAAATGTCGTTGCAGGAGCTTGGCGTGATTCGCTCAGGCCATGCCCCGAACTTCTGTCGATATTGGTGCGCCGCCCAACCCCTCTTGTAGCCCTGGTAGTGGGCGTAGAGGGCCAGTTGGCCGTACCAGTCGCCGCGGGAAAGGGGAATCTTTTTCACCTTCTCCAGGCGCTTTAGCTCGCTGCCATCGGTCTCGAGGCGATCTTTGATGGGATGGGTGTAGCCGCAGGCGCATCTCATGCCCACGAACTTGCGGTAGCACTGGGGGCAGTCGTGGGTCTTCTTCTCCTTCTTATCCTTGACCTGATTCTTCTCAGCGAAGCCCTTCTCGCTTGTATCAAGGGACTCGGGCTCGATGTCCTCCGCGAACCCGTGCCTTGCCACGTTCCCTGCGTGATCAAGGTAGATGGCGTCTTTTTTACCTTCAGCCGTCCGCATGATCCTGCCCGCCCTCTGGACGTAGGCGATCAGCGATTTCGTGGGGAAACAGTCAATCAAACATGACACCTTCGGCGCGTCATAGCCGACATTCAAAAGCCGTGAGCAGGAGAGGATCAGGAACTCGCCTTCGTCGTGGGCGCGGTAAATAACCTGCCTTTCCTCGTCGTCCATGTAGCCGTCGATGTGGACCGCAGGGATTCCCGCGGCGTTGAACTGATCCACCATGTCCCTGGAGTGCTTAATTGAGGGCGAGAAGGCAATGGTCTGCCGCCCTTCCGCGTGCTTGAGCCAGTTCGCGATGATGTCCCCGACAAGGGTCTGATCGTCCTCCGTGGCCTTACCCAAGGCGATGGGGTCGTAGTCCGAGCCGCCAGTCTTCAGGGCTCTCCCTTTGATCTGGGACACGTCAACCGAAGCCCCGCCGTAGTAAGTGACCGGGGTGAGATAGCCGCCCTGTAGCAGCTCCGTGGGGGAGATCGGACAAACCAGATCGTTGTATGCCAGGCCCAGCCCTTTTGAATATGGAGTGGCCGTGAGGCCGATGAACGGGACCGCCGTGTAGCGATCCATCGCAAACTGAGTCGCCTTATAGTGGACGTGGGCCTCATCGACAATGGCAAAGTCGAACTCGGGGAGATGCTTCCGCCGAGCTATCGTCTGGATCGAAGCGATCTGGATGGGAGCGCGGTAGTTGGTCCTCTCATGAGAGCCCTGCATCACACCAACATCAAGCCCCTCATTGTCGAAGGCGTCGAGGGCCTGTTGAACGAGCTTTATCCGATCACAAATAAATATGCCGCGCTTACCTTTCTTCGCTGCCTCAGACAGCAGGAACGCGGCAGTGATGGTCTTGCCGAATGAACATGGCGCCGCAAGGATCGGGCGCGTCTTTCCCCTTCTCAGAGAGTCGCGGAGCATCTCCACGGCCTTTTCCTGATGTGGTCGTAAGTGCATTGTTCCTCCTCAAACACGAATGCCTGGACCACTAATGGTAGGCGAGAGGAGGCAGTTGCAGAAATAATTTTTTGGAATAAGAAGAGGGGCCGGTCGCTCGAGAGCGCAAAGGGTGCAAGGGGATTGAGGAGACGCCCACCCGGCCAAATTGTTGCGCAACCCCAGGGATAGGTGTAGGGTTGAAAGCGTCGGTGGGGCTACCAACCCCTGAAGAACCGACGGGCTGAGGATTGGAATCGATCACCCGACGCATCGCCATGATAGCGTCCTGGGTGGTCCAGCGC